TTTTTCGGACGGGCTATCGTCGCTGTCACCGCTGCCGGTCTGGCAGTACCCGCAGCCCATGCCGATGCTGTTGCGATCGTTGGTCTGGCGGAATTCCATGTCGATAACCGCGATGGTGCTGACGGCGATCTGACCGTTACTGCGATCCGCGACACACGCGGCTTCGAATTTGAGGCCGCTTTCGCCGACATCGGCAAGCCGGTCTACGCCACCGATGATGCAACTCTCACGCTCGACGCTACGGGCGGCAAGCTGAAGGTCGGCACCATTGCCGGTCTCGGTGACGGCCGCACGTGGGTTTCTGTCGGCGCATAAGGAAAAACGACCCATGGATATCACTCCATCCACAATGCGCGGCCTCTATACGGCCATTTCGACAGCGTTCAACGCGCAGCTCGGTTCTACCACGACGCATTATCAGACCGTCGCCATGACCGTTCCATCGACCACGGCGGCAAACGAATATCCGCGTATGGACGATCTTCCGGGGATTCGTGAATGGATCGGTGACCGCATCGTTCATGACCTGTCGATGCAGACCTACACGATCCGCAACAAGGAATTTGAAGGCACGATCGGCGTTCGCATCTCCCAGGTGGAAGACGATCAGCTGGGCTTCCTCTCATCCATGGCGGCGCAGCTCGGCCAGAATGCCGCGCAGTTCCCGGATCAGCTGGTTTTCCCGCTCCTGAAGAACGGCGAAGCGACCAAGTGCTATGACGGCCAGAACTTTTTCGACACCGATCATCCCGGCTACGATGAGGATGGCAAGGAAACTTCGGTCTCCAACTTCGCTGCCGGTTCGTCTCCGGCCTGGTACCTGGTCGATGACAGTCAGGTCATCAAGCCGATCATCTATCAGAGCCGCAAGAGCTTCCAGCTCATCCGCAAGGATCAGGCGACCGACGATACCGTCTTCTTCGGCGGCAAGGCGGTCTATGGCGTCGATGGTCGCTGCAATGCCGGTTATGGCCTCTGGCAGCTGATCTACAAGTCCAAGCTGCCGTTGAATGCCGAGAACTATGCCGCTGCCCGCGCCGCGATGACTTCCATCCGCAAACGCAACGGCGAAGTGATCTCCATCAATCCGCGCAAGTTGCTCGTGCCGTCCACACTGGAAGGAGCCGCTCGCAAGCTGCTGCTCAACGAGCTGGCAGCGAACGGTGAGAGCAACGAGTGGAAAGGCACGGCCGAGCCGGTCGTCATCCCGCTGCTGGCTTAATCCAGCGCCCCCAAGAGTTCCGCCCGCACCAACAGCGGGCGGCGCATACCGGACTAACCCTGTCACTGCACTTGAACCCGGAGTTTTTACCATGAGGAAAGTGGGTCTGTTTTTCGGCAGCATGTTCGCGATTGTGGCGGCTTTTGCCCTCACATCGATCGCACCGGCATCGGCTGTCGATATCCCCGCCTATGAAAAAATCCTCTCCAATCCTGTTGATTTCTACCTTGGCCATAGCGAAGCGCTCGTGCCCGCCTCGGCACTGGTGGCGACCGTCAGTCAGGACATGAGCCTGCAACCGGCTTCTGATCTGGCCTTCGTCGCGATGCTTCGCCCGACAGACGTTTCCATCCTCGCCAAGTCGAGAAGCATGGATGTGCGCCTGCCACTTCCAGTTCCCCGAACGCTCATCGAATAGCCGATCGAGAAGAACTGAAAAGCACTCCCGCCATAACGGGCGGGAGGGTTTCTCAAAAGGGTCTCAAGTCCCCTTTGAAAAGCCCTGAAACAACGGAGCAAGAACATGGCAAAAGCTGCAAAGCCCACCGACGACACCAAGAAAGTGCCCGCTGCCGAGCCAGTAGGTGGTTCTCTGCCGAACATTCCCGACAACACCGGGCAGAACGGCGGTGCCGTCCAGGGTGATGCAACGACGGCCAATACCTCCCCGGCGACTGCGACCAATGACGGGACCGGCAATCCGGTCAGTCCCGTCAACGATCAGACGGCGGCGGGTTCTGAGGTCGAAATCGATGCGATTGTCGCAGCATCCGTCCAGGCCGCGAAGGAGGCGGGCTTTGATTTCATCGCTGCTGCGGCCGAAGCTTATGCCGCCAAGCATGGCAAGTTTGGATGCAACGGCATTCGTATCACGGCAAAGGTCGAAGGCATCCGCCGTGGCGGTCGTCGCCACAATGGCACGAGTGAATATCCGATCGACACATTTGAGCCTTTCCAGCTCAACCAGATTTTGGGCGATCCCGATCTGGTCGCTGAGCTGATCGAGCTGGACAACTAATACCCGGCGCGTCCGCCGACAGGCGCGAGGAAAACGAGAGCTGCAGCGGCGGAGCGGCTTTCATCCCAACTGGAGAACGGCACTTGTACGCCACAGTCGCAAATATGGTCGAGCGCTTCGGCAACACGGAAATGGTCCGGCTCTCCATGCCGGAAGACCGTGAAACCGAAACCCTTGATCCAGCCAAGATCGAAGTTTCCCTGGCTGACGCCACGGCACTGATCGACGGCTATCTGCGCGGCCGTTACAAGGTGCCGCTTGCGGAAGTCCCGAAGGATATCGTGCGCGCTGCATGCGTTCTCGCCCGTTATGATCTCGCAAAGGGCGAGCGTACCGAGCCGACCGAACAAATGCGCCTTGAACGTAAGGAAGTCATTACCTGGCTGGAAAATATCGCCAAGGGCCTGATCTCCATCGAGGCCGCATCGGCTGGAAACTTTGGAAAGTCAAACGGTCCGCGCTTTTCCGGCCGTCCCGCCATATTCTCCGATGAATCGCTGAAGGGCTGGTGAGATGGCTGAACCTGAACTCACCAAAGCGCCGATCAGGGTTATGGAAGCCGCCATCATCGCGCGGCTGCGCCTCGCATTCCCGGAAAAGAAATTCCAGATCGGACGCGTTCCCGCCGTTCTGACCGTCAAGGAATTTGAACGCATCCTTCGCCTCAAGCCGTTTATCGGTCTCGCATGGATGGGCCTTCAGCCGGACCGTGACAACGGGCGCTTGCTGTCGGGTGCTGCCAACTGGCGGCTTGTCCTGGTCGTGAAAGCGTCGAGCAGTCTCGATGCCCGCTTTAAAGGTGACAAGTTCGATATCGGCCTTGATGCCATGATCGACGTGTCGAGCGTCCTTTTAAGCGGCTGTACCTTATCGGACATTGGCACCTGCACGGTCACTCGCGCCGAAGCCGTCTACGCGGACGGATGGGCTGACGACGCCACCGTTCTTGCCCAGGTCGATTTCGATGTGCGTTTCACATCGCCGCTTTCCGCCTTCCAGATCAAGTCTGCCGACGATCTCAAGTCGCTTGGCATCACATGGATCACGAATGATGCGGAAGAACCTGTCATCACCGACACCATCAACCCCGAGGAAAGCCATGCTTGAGAAAAAGCTGAAGCTCGCACCCGGCCGCACCGTGCCCATGGAAGATGGCCGCGACTGGCCTGAAGGCGGCGCGACGGTTCCCGTCACTCTTTATATACGCCGCCGCATCGCTGACGGCGATCTGGTCGAAGTTGGCGTCAAGGCCCCGGCCGCGCCAGTGCCGACCGGCACCGACAGCAACGCCAACGACGATACGGCCGGCAAAGCCCGGAACGGAGGTAAATAATCATGGCTGACTTCGTTTTTGACGAAATTCCGACCGACTGGCGCTCCCCCGGCACCTATCTTGAGGTCAAGCCGAACTATCGCAATCTCGGTATATTCGATTATCCGGTGCAGAACCTGATCATTGGCCTGAAGCTTGCCACCGGCACCTTGCAGCCCGGCACCATCACGGAAGTCGTTCGCGACACTGAAGGTCAGGCGCTATTCGGTATCGGTTCGATCGGCGCCGAACAGGTGAAGGCATTCCGTAAGGCCAACAAGACCCAAAGCCTCTTCGTCATGGCGATCGCCGACGACGAAGATGCGGTGAAGGCCAGCGGCACCATCACATTTACCGGCGCAGTCTCGCAGGCTCTTGTCCTACGCTTCAGGATTGCCGGGCAGCAGGTGCGTTTCTCCGCGCAGTCCACTGCCACCGTCGCACAGCTTGCCGCAGCGCTGGCTGCAGCTATCAACGAGAACGCCAGCCTGCCGGTCACCGCTGCGGCCGCTGCCGGTGTGGTCACTGTCACCAGCCGCCATGGCGGTGAAGTTGGCAACGATATCGATCTGCGCGTCGACATCGAGGCGCAACCATTGCCAACCGGCCTCAACGTTGCAATCGGTAAGATGGCGGGCGGGTCCGGCAATCCCGATCTGACGCCTGCGCTCGATGTGATCGCCAATACCTGGTACACGGCAATCCAGCAGCCGTTCAGCGATCCGACCAATATGGGCGTGTTTGCAGACTTCCTGACCAATCGCTTCACCGCGATGTCGAAGCTCGATGCGCATGGTTATGTCGGCAAGAGCGGCTCATTTGCCGAGCTTGGCACCTGGGGCCAGCTGACGAACTGTCCGTTCCTGACGGCAGTGGGCCTGAATGGCTCTCCGACCAGCTCGTGGGTGTTATCGGCGGCAGTCATGGGGCTTGCAAGCTTCCACCTTGCCAACGATCCTGCCCGCCAGTTGCGCTCGCTTGTTGTGCCTGGTGTGGAAGCGCCAAGTGCTGCCGACCAATTCATCGAGACGGAGCGCGATCTCCTTCTGCGCCGGGGTGTCTCGACCTTCGAAAGCCTTTCGGACGGTTCGGTCACGATCTCGCGTCTCATCACCACGTACCGGAAATCCAACCTCAACGTCGATGACGAGGCGTGGCTCGACATCATGGTGCCCGCCACCTTGTCGCGCATCCGTTACGACTGGAACTCCTATGTCTCGCTGCTCTATCCGCGTGCCAAGCTCACGGATGATGACGACAGTGCGGCATTTGCGACCAATGTCGGCGATGACGAAGAACCCGGGTCATCGGTCGTCACGCCGCGCCGGATGCACGCCTCCTGGGCGGGCCGCTGCCGCCGCTATGGCGATCTGGTCTGGATACAGAACGTCGAGGCTACCATCAAGCAAAGCGCCTTCCAGCGTTCGTCCAGTGACAAGAACCGTCTCGAAAGCCGACAGCAGATCAACATCGTCGGCAATCTGATGGTGCTCGCCGGTTCGCTGGAATTCCAGGTCTAAAGGTAAGGAACGAGAACCATGGCACAGGTACTTGGCATAGTGGACATCGTCTGGCGGGGCCGAAACATCCCCGTCGAAAAGGGCGCGAAGATTAAAGTGGGCGGCATCAAGAACAATGCCGTCACCTATGGCCGCAAGGTCGGTCGCGCCCAGGAGTTCGAGGCTTCGGAAGTCACGGCGACAACGAACCTCGAAAAGGGACAGCGCTACGGCAGTCTCTGGGATGAGGGCGAAGGCGAATTGCAGGTTGTCTGCGATACCGGCCAGACCTTCATTTTCGCTGACGCCTTCCTGACCGACCATCCGGACATCACCGGCGGCGAAGGCGGCAAGATTGAACTCAAGTGGGCGGGCGGCGCTCCTGAAGAGGTGCTTTAATGGCTAAGAATGTTGTCGATCTCGACCTCACCGATGAAGAGCGTCCGGTCACGGACGCAGTAGTGGACCTGGACAGACCTGTTTCCACCAAGGCTGGCTTGGTCGCCGATGTCGATGAGGATATCGATCCGAATGATCGCCTGCCGGATCATGCCATCCAGAATGACAATGGTTCGGTCACATTGCCGCTGCTTTACCCTCGAACACTGGAGATCAAGAAGGGCGGGAAAGTACGTGAGGAGAAGTATTCCGAGCTTACCTTCCATCGTCTGACTGGCGCTGATCAGCGGGCAATTTCTGCCACCTCCGAAGATTCGATGAACGTCGTCGCGTTTTCGCGTTCAACGCGGATCAGCCAGGCCATCATGAACGTGCTTTATGACAGGCTCGATGCGGCCGACATCACCGCAGCCGCGCAGGTGTTGTCGTCTTTTTTGGCGAGTGGCCGGAAGACTGGCAAGTAATCCTCGGCGGGATCGCCGATGGAACGGGTTTCTCTGCCGCCGAAATCGACATGATGGATGCGGCAACCGCCACCTTCTGGTGGAACAACATCATGGCGTATCGGAACAGGATCAAAGAGGCAGAGGGCTAGACCATGGCATCAAGATCAATGGCGCTCGATGTTCTGGTCAGACTTCGCGATCAGCTCTCCAGTCCGATGCGCCGCCTGACAGGCAACCTTCAGAAATTGACCGGCTTTGCACGCCGTATCGGGGTTCTCGGTACGGCGGTTGCCGCTATTTCGTTCATGGGGCCGGTTCAGGAAGCCGCAGCCTTCCAGCAACAGCTTCTCGATATTGCAGGCACCGCCGAACTCTCCGGCAAGGCCGCGTTTGATTTCGCGGCCAAGGCCAAGGTTGAGTATGAAGAACTGGCCCTTGTCATCGGTCAGGCGTCGGAAACGATCGCGGCCGGTGCAGGCCAGATGATTGCTGCCGGTGTCGATCAGAAGCTGATCGACGCCACCATTGGTGATATCGGGCGCGCCGCCACAGCTGCGAATGCGGAATTTTCCGACATGGCTGGCGTTGGAACCGCCATGCTCAACAACCTGAAGCTTCCCGCCGATCAGATGCGCGACAGCCTGGGCGCGCTTGTGATCGCCGGTAAGGAAGGCTCCTTCGAGTTGAAGGACATGGCGCAGCATTTTCCGCGCCTGACTTCGCAGGTGGCCAAATTTGGTGTGAAGGGTCGCGAGGCCGTCAACTTCCTTGGCTCGGCGCTTCAGATCGCTATGAAGGGCACGTCCGATCCGTCGATCGCGGCGAACAATCTTTCGAACTTCCTGTCGAAGGCGCTGTCTGAGCGCACCATCAAGAACTTTGCGGGCATGGGCGTCGATATTCAGGCGGTCATGCTGGACGCCGCATCCAAGGGCATCAACCCGCTGGAAGCCATGCTGCAAAAGGTCGGAAAGCTCACCGGCGTCGGCGAAGAGCAGATCGGCAAATACATGAAGGCCGCAGAAAAGAACGGCCTTAAGGGTGCCGAGGCGCTTGCCTATGTTCGGCAGCAGCTGGAAGCGATCGGCGCGGCCAGCAAGGTTTCCGAGCTGTTCTCCGATCAGCAGGTGCTGGATTTCATCGTGCCGTTCATGGCGAACGTGCAGGAATACAAGGATATCAAAGAGAAGGTCGCCGCCGCGACGGGTGCAGCGATCGACACCGATTTCGAGACGCAGATGGCGGGCATGAACCGACAGCTGACGATCCTCAACGAAATCGGCACACAGTCCATTCGCGAGGTCGGCTTTGCGTTCGGTGAATGGCTCCCGACCATCAATGATTGGCTGCTCGCCGGTATTCGCTGGGTGCGGCAGATCGATCAGGCAACAGGCGGCTGGATGAAAACCCTGCTGACCGGCGCTGGCGGCGTTGTTCTCCTGGTCACGGCGCTTGGGGCGCTCGGCCTTGTCCTTCCGATTATCGGTGCGGGACTTGGCGCGATCGGTGCTCTGATCGGCGTTATCCTGTCACCGCTCGGCATTGTCATCGGCCTGCTCGCTGGCGCTGGCGTGCTGATCGCCAAGAACTGGGACAAGGTCGCGCCAAAACTTATGAAGTTCTGGGATGGTCTGAAGGACCGCGCCTCCAAGGCATGGGAAGGCACGAAGCGGCTCTGGGGACAGGCGCAGCCTTATCTTTCCCGCGTCTGGTCGCGTGTGTCGGACGGCGCGGTTCGTGCATGGAACTATGTGGCGGATGCTGCACCGCGAGCATGGTCGCGGATTTCCAACGGTGCCCGCTCGATCTTCGCAAACATCAATTTCGACAGTCTGAAGGTTGGCAGTTTGAAGGTTCTTGAAGGCGTCTTCAACGGGCTTCAAACCGCATGGACCGCGCTGAAGGATATTGGCAAAGGCATCGAACCATCGCTGGCGCCGATCGGCGAAAGCCTGAAACGCACCTTTGGCCACATGGGCGATACCTGGAACAACCTGAAGGATTTGGGCAGTGCGCTCGGTACGCTTGCCAGCAACCTGATGCAGCTTGTCGGTTTTGACACCAGCAAGATGAGCGGCTTTGCACGCACCATGGGCGAGTGGCTTGGCAAGCTGGAACTGCTGAAATTCACCGGCCTAGAGAAAATCTGGCAGGGCATTTCTGCACTCACAAAGGGGCTGGCCGAGCTTGCGAACTGGGCTGCGGGCAAACAACAAATGCCGAACTGGATCAGCATATTTCCTGACGCAGCCGGTCAGGCTGTCAATCTTCTTGCGACAGGAGTTGAAAAGCTCTGGAACCTGCTGACAACACCCATTCAGATACCGGCCCTTGCATGGGACATGCTGTCCAGCGGATTTGACGTTGTAAGAGACAAGATTATGAGCGGCATCGACACTATTCTTGCAAAACTTCAGTCGTTAGCAGCTGCAATAAAAAGTCTCTGGAGCGGTGCGACGGTCCAGCCGGGGCAAGCTCTTCCTAACGGAAGCACCTCGAACGGCAGTCGGGATAGCACGATGGACGATTACCTGAAGGGGCCGACCTTGCGTCCATCGGCTCCCGCCAACTCGAATGAACCGGAAAAGCGCGCCAGTCTCTCGACGCCGACACGCCTTGCAGCTGTTGCCGGTCCGGCGCAGTCGGTCAATGTGGGTGGCGATATCCGCATCAAGGTCGATGGTCCGGGCAGGCTCGCAAGCGCTACGTCCGACAACAAGAATGTCGGGCTTACGACCGATCGTGGTAGGGTCATCGGCAGGGCATAGAGGCAATCATGATCTTCGACAGCATCAGCGACGTTCTGCCAGGACTGCTTCCAGCTTCATATCGTGGCATTTCGTTCCACGTGCCCGATACCTCAACACAGGTCGGGCGTCGCGTTGCCGAGCATCTGTTTCCCGGTATCGATCAGGCGGCGTATGACGATTTCGGCCTTGCGACACAAACCGTCCAGGTCGAGGGGCTGATCGTCAGCGATTCCTATATTGCCCAGGCACAGGCCCTGAAGGCCGCATTCGAGACGCCGGGACCGGGAACGCTCATCCATCCATGGCTTGGCCCGATGCAGGTCATCATGGAAGAGACGGCCGAAATTTCCTTCGCTGCCGACGAGCTGCGCGTCGTCCGCTTCAGCGCCACCTTCAAGCGCTATAATGGCATGGGGTTTTCAGGCTTTGCATCCACCGCCTCGGCACTGATCGGTTCCGCCCTTTCGCTTGTCTCGCTTGCCGCGTCTCTCACGACATCGACATCGAGGCGAACCCTGTCCCGGCTTCGCACCGACGCAACACAGCGCACCGCCCGGCAGGTTGTCTCCTACTGGCAGTCCAGCGCCGGTCGGGCTTCTGCCCTGATCACCGCTGCTCTGCCGCAAACCTTGCCCGCCACACCTGAAGTCTTGTCCAGCGCCGCCAGTTCGGTGACGGACATGATCGTCAATCTCGTTCCCGATCTCGCCGGAACGCCTGCCGTTGCCCCGGCCGCAGAGGCAACCAGCTCCTCCACCGGCCTGTCTGCACGTCAGGCGCTTGATATCAACGCCAGTGCCGGTGCTGCTTTTATCGTTCTTGCGGGTGACACCGTTTCGCGTCCGGACACGGTGCTGTTGGCTGGAACGGCAGGCGATGCGCTTGCCAAGGCTGGACAGCTTGCGGCCTATGTCGAGTTTGGATCGCGGGCGGAAGCAAGCGCGCTGCGCGACAGCCTGGTTGGGCAACTGGACGCCTATACCGATCTGCTATCCAGCCTTTCCGATTCCGATTTTGCTGCCGAGGCCAGTGCCACCATCCGCGCTACCCGCGATGTTCGCTTGTGCCTGATTGCCGATATCAATGAAGCGATCGGGCGCTTGCCAGCATCGCGCATCATCGAAACCGACCGTGCGACAGATGCCTTCCAGATCGCCAATCATATTTATGGTGACGATCCGTCCGCAATCGAGGACGGCTATCTTTCCATCATCGAACGCAACCGGCCGCGCCATCCAGCCCGCATTCCGGCAGGCCGCGTCGAGGTGACCGAATAATGGCGCGCTCGATCTGGCTGAAGGTGAACGGGCAGATATTCGACCAGTGGACCAATGCCAACATCACCCGCGACCTGAAGGATTTCAGCGGGTCTTTCAGCTTCGAGCTGCGCGATTATAGCCGGGCGTTGTCCACCTTCGATTTTGCATCACCTGCGAATGCGGTCTTCAAGCTGAAACCCGGTATGGAAGCGGAAGCTTATGTCGAGGATCAGCTCGTCCTGAAAGGCTATATCGAAACCGTTTCACCCGACATCGATAAAGAGCGCGCCATGGTCTCGATATCCGGCAAGGACAAGGCGGGTGATCTGGTCGACAGCACGGCCGCGCCGACTGGTCCGTCCGAGTTCAACAATGTGAAGCTGGAAGAAGCCGTAAAACGCATTGCAGAGCCGTTCGGGCTTTCCGTCCGTTCCGAGATCGATACTGGCGATGCATTCCCGCGCTACGGTATCGATCTTTCCGAAACAGGCTTAAGTGCAATCGACAAGGGTACGCGCCAGCGCCATGCCCTGGTCATGTCGGATGGCGTTGGCGGTGTCGTCATCACCCGGACCGGAGCCAATCGCGCTCCGGCAGCACTTTCGCTGCCGGGGAACGTGAAAGCCTCTTCGGGCCAGTTCACCCATAAGGACCGCCATTCCAAGGTTATTGTTCGCGGGCAATCGGAAAAGGCAGCAACGGTTCGTGACGGCCGCGCTGCACCGCTTATGGGCGGCAGCGCTCCGGTAAAGCCGGAAGACAGGGAAGCCACCGACGGTTCAGCCACCGAACGCGAGCGGCGCGGCGTTGTCGCCAGTGGCGAGGCGACCGACGACGAAATCAGGCGCTATCGCCCGATCGTCCATCTGGCCCGCTCCAAGGCCGACGACAAGGGCTGCAAGGATGAAGCCGACTGGCGTATGCGCACCAAGCGCGGCGAGAGTGAGGAAATCTCCTATCGCGTTCATGGTTACAAGGCGAACGGGCGTCTGTGGCGCGTCAACGAAATGGTCGAGGTCTCCGATTCCTTTCAGGACGTGTTTCGCGACATGCTGATATCCCGCGTCACGTTCCTTCAGCAGGAGGATAGCGGCTGCGAAACCGAAATCGCCGTCACGTCGCCGGAAGCCTTCGACAACAAGCCTGTAAAGGGCCGTCGAAAGAACGTTAAGGGCCGCAAGAAGAGCGGCAAGAAGAGCAAGAGCAAGGGATCGGGCGGGCCGCTGGACGGCACCGCATCGGCATTGTGAGGTCAATCATGGATCATGAAACTGCCAGCAAGGTTCGCGGTATCGTTCGCCGCGTCGTTCTGAAGAACATCAATGACGATGGCGAGACCCAGACCGCTTCCGTGGAAGTTGCTCCTGGCATCTGGCGCGACAAGGTCGAGATCATGCAGCCCTACGGACTGGCAACCTCGGCACCGGAAGACGGCGCACTTGCACTCGCCGTCGCCATTGGTGGCAACGAGGATGACATCGTAATCCTGCCGGTTGGCAATCCATCGGCGCGCATGGGTGGGCTGAAGCCGGGTGAAGCAGCACTTTATAATCAGCACGGTGACGGTATTCTCGTTGGCTCGGACGGCACCATCAGCATAAAAGCCGGAGCGGCAACAGTGATTGAAGTTGAGGGCGTAACCGTGACGATCTCAGCTGGAGGTGTTGACATCGAGGGCGGGACCGTCACCCATGACGGCAAGAACATCGGCTCAACCCATGTTCATATCGGTGTCTCTCCCGGAAACAGTACCACCGGCGTTCCGCAAGGATAATCTGTTTCGTGCCCGCCTCGGCGGGCATGATCGTTTTCGCGCGCGCGCGATAGAACCGGGGCATGTTTTACGATGTGGCACTCATCTATGACCCGGAAACCCGCCGCGCTGATCTGGAGATCGGCGCGGATGGCGATCTCATCATTGATGAAACCCCGATCACGCCGGTTCTTCTTTCTGTCGGCCTTGATCGCCGTGCCAATCCTGATGATCCGCTGCCGGAAGGCCGCTCGCAATTCCTGACAGGTTCCGGCGTCGATGTCCGGCGCGGTGCTGCTGCCGACGCGCTCGATCCATATGGTGAGCGTATCGGTTCGCGCTGCTGGTTGCTTGATCGCGCCAAGGAAACCGAAACCACCCGCCTTCTTTACCAGAGCTGGCTTGCCGAAAGCCTTGAATGGGTGACCTCCGATACCGGCATTCCAGCCGAGATCGAGACGGAATGGGTTGCGCCGCAAATGCTCGGCTGGCGCATCCTGGTCGATGACACCGTTATTTCCGGCCGGAGGACTGCGTAATGCCTTGGCCCGTTCCATCAGCAAAAACCATCGCAGAACGCATTGCCTCGGCCATGGAGTTTAGCATTTCTGTTGTGCGGCCTCTGGTCGATCCGCTGGCGATTTCCCGCGCTGTTCGTTCGGCTCGCGGCACGCTCGCCATGATCGGCCGAGCCGTCGCACTGGAGGCGCGCGAGATCCACGATCATGTCGCATGGTGGGGTAGACAATACTTCGTAGATACCGCCGAAGACGAGTTCGTCCAGCGTCACGCCGATATCTGGGGCATTGTTGCACGACCGGCTACATATGCGGTGGGCAATCTCATGATAGAAGGTGCTGCTGGAACGCAGCTTCCAGCCGATCTTGAAATTGCCGGTTCTGATGGCACCCTTTACCGGACCACCGCGACGACTGTTATCTCGCCGAACGGCAACGCGACCGTCGCCGCAAAGGCTGTTGTCGCGGGTCCATCTGGTAATCTTGAGGCTGGTATCCGGCTTCGTACTGTAACGGCCTTCCCGGAGATCAATCGCATCACGGTGGCGGATGGGGGCTTTGCTGGTGGCGCTGAAGCTGAAACCCCTACGGAACTTGCTGCCGCGACCATGGCCTATATCCGGCAGCGTCCCCATGGCGGCGCTGGCTTCGACTATCCAAGCTGGCTGCGGGAAGAGTTCGACGTTCGCGCTGTGAAAACGGAAACCGATTGGGTGGGGCGCGGCTCGGTTGGCGTCATCGTAGCAATGAAAGATGATACGTCAGCGCGCGCGCCGACTGAATCAGAAATGGCCGAGCAACTGGCATATCTCGGCGCACCCGGTTCGTCTTCCGGCGTGCGCCCGGTCACAGCTTATGTCGTCATCGTCCCTGCCGAAATGCGGGAAATCCCGATTACGGTCCGCGTGCGTCCGGACACGATTGCCACACGCGCCGCCGTCCAGGAAGCCTATGCGGCATTCATCGCAACAATCGGCGATGAAAACGACGACCAGAACGAAAGTCCGATCGGTGCGCGTATCGAACCGTCCCGGATTTCCGAGGCGATCTCGGCCGCCTCGGGCGAATACGCTCACGATCTGATCTCGCCGTCAGCACCGTTCACATTGGACCGCGACCAATATCCGCTTCCAGGCGAAATCACCTTTGAGGACCCGCTATGACCCGGCCGCAGTCATCTATCCTCGCCAGTCTCATCGGAAAGCTTCCACGCGGCTTTGCGCTCGGAAAGCGTGAAGGCGTTCTCGATGCGATCCTTGACAGTATCGCTAAGGTTCTTGTTCAGGCAGAAGCCGACGCCGAAAGCATGATGAACGAAATCGACCCACGCACGGCCAATGCGCTGCTGCCTGATTTCGAGCGGGTTCTTGGTCCCGATCCATGCGGTCGCGATCTTGGCAACCAGACGCTTGAGCAGCGCCAACGCCGCGCGCATCAACGCTGGATCGCCAAGGGCGGAGCCAGCATTCCCTATTTCGTCAAGATGGCCGCGAGCCTCGGTCACACAATCGAGATCGAGGAATTCTGGCCGTCCGTCGCAGGTGCGATGCAGGCTGGTCAGCCGCTGATCGCCGAAGGCGAGCAGTTCACATGGCGGGTGAAACTGCAACTTATCTCGGAATGGATTTTCCGTGCGGGTGTCAACACGGCAGGCCAGCCGCTCGGCGGCTTCGAGATCAGCGATATCGAATGTGAGCTTCGCCGCCTGAAGCCCGCGCACACTCAGCTTGTTTTCTCATACGTGGAGAACTGACATGGATCGCGTCAACGGCGCAAATTACATTGATATCGGCGGAGGCCGTCGCGGCTTCAAATCGCAAAATGCGGCGGCGGGCATCGCCGGTACCGAACTCACAAGCAAAATCATGAATGACATTCAGGAAGAAATCTGTGCGGTCATTGAGAATTCCGGCCTTGAACTCGACCCGGAAAATCAGCAACAGCTATGGGAAGCACTGCAGGGAATTGTAGCCCCCGGATTTGCTAACCGTGCCGCCTGGCTGCCCGTCATTTCAATGACCACAACAGCGCCGCCGAATGACGCTGTGCTGGGAGATGCTTACGTTATCCCCGCAGGTGCCACAGGCGCATGGGCCAACAATCAGCAGAAGCTGGCCGAGTGGACAGGCTCATCATGGCGTATTGTTGAGACGAAAGACGGCCATGGCATTGGCCTACCGGACGGCAAGGTATTTATCCGCATCAATGGCGTCTATGTCGAATGGCTTGCGAGCCGTACATGGGTGGAAAGCCGTAAGGTACCAGTCGCGCAGCTTTCTCTAACGCCGTGGGTGCCGGTCAAATCCATGACCGTGACCGCACCCCCTGCCAGTCCGGCAGCTTGGGACATCTATGTCATTCCGGCAGGTGCCACAGGTGCATGGGCCGGTCATGCCCAGAAGCTGGCTGAATGGAACGGGACGGCATGGAATATCATCACGCCGCCAGACGGTCACGGCGTAAGCCTTCCTGACGGACGCGTGTTCGAGCGTGTGGACGGCACTTACATTGAAAAGCTTGCGCTCGATGCGCAGTCTGGAAAATGGAACTATGCTGAAGCAGCTGGTACGGCCAATATTATCACTGCTACTTTGAACCCGGCGTTGATCGCCTATACGGCAGGCCTGAGGATAAACATAAAAATTGCATCCACGAACACAGGTGCGGTGACACTCAATATCAACGGGCTTGGTGCCAAAGAAGTGGTTGATCGTGTTGGAACATCACTTTCGGCGGGTGACTTAACATTAGGAGAGATCGTGAGTGTCATCTATGACGGCACGCGATTTCGCACTGTCTCTCTTTCACAAAAATCCAATCAGCTGATCTCTTCATCTGGCTACGTAAAGCTGGAAGGAGGCGTCATTATGCAATGGGGAGGCTTTACAGGTAATACGAACGCCGGCAACGCTGGCGGCGTGTATGAGAGTGGCAGCATACCTATTACGTGGCCGATCGCATTCCCAAACACGATTTTCCAATGTGTAGCGGGGTGCGGCACGGATGTTGTCGGGACTGGGTTGCAAGAGCAGGCATGGTTTCTCTCGACTACAAAAACGGGAGGTACAGCTCTGGTAGCCTGCCGCTCTCAAAATGTTAGCCTTTCTGGCTCTTACATCGTTTTTGGATATTGATCATGACCGCGATATTTTATTCAGCGAGTTCAAAAGGCTTTTACTCATCAGATGTCCACCCACAGTTGCCATCCGATGCAGTCGAGATCAGTCACGACGAGTATCAGGCTTTGTTGGACGGGCAAACTTCTGGCGCGCAAATAAGGGCAGATGATAGCGGTAAACCCTATATCTATCAGGTGGCGGTAGAGGTGCCGCTCAGCGCTGTCAAAGACGCTCTGAAAGCACAGATAGATGCATTGGCTGAAACCGAGCGCCTGAAATACATCACGCCCGGCAACGGTCAGGCCATGACCTATCAGCAGAAGGTTGCGGAGGCACAGGCGTTCAAGACCGCAACCAATCCGAAGGCGACAGACTATCCGATCCTGTCATCGGAAGTTGGCATTACTGCTGAAACACTGGCTGAGGTCGCGGACATCGTTCTTGCCGCCTTCGCCCAGTGGCAACAGATCGGCGCGGCCATTGAAGCTATCCGCCTCGGTGCCAAGCGCGACATCGATGCCGCCGAGGACGAGACGAGCGCCCGCGCCATCGTTGAAGCCATCGTCTGGCCGTCCGCACAGGTGCAGGCATGACGGCCGTTATTGGTGTTTTACTGGATGAGCTGCGCGGCCTCATGTCTGTTGAACATGACGGCTCGATCACATGGGACGAACTTCAGGCGCTGAAGAACGAGTATTTCGGGTCGGATGCCGTCGCGATCGAGGTCTATCCGCCAAACAGCCATGTCGTGAACAGCCTGCCTATGCGCCATCTTTGGAAGCTTGGCGCTGGCGAATACTGGCCCGATCTGACAGGCCAGAAGCTGGTTGGCGATCTGACATTACGCGACCGCGAAATCCTCACACGATCCGAGATCGAGTTTCAGCAGCAGCGGAAATCGGAGATGATCTGCAAGGTTTCGACAGAAATCGATAATTCTGCGGTTGTGGCGATCAAAGATGTGGTTCTCGGATCGGGTGTATCTTTTCCGACAAAACCGCCCGCGCCAAAGCGCAAGTAGGGACGGCCACGTCAATTCGTGGCGGCGGGCCATTCCGGCAAGATCAACCCGCCCGACAGCACCACAAGATAACCGTCGCATCCGGCCCTTTCGGGCAAACGGCTTGTGACTGATTCTTGGATATCCGTATATATGAACCTTCAATCGAACTTCACTGCCGTTGATCCAGTCTCGCCGCCTGCCGCCTATATTGGAGGGAAGCGGCAACTTGCCCGGCGCATCTGCGACCAGATAGCGAAGGTGCCACACTCTATATATGCAGAGCCGTTCGTCGGCATGGGTGGTGTGTTCTTCAGGCGTACCTCGGCACCACGGGCCGAGTTTATCAATGACCGCTCAGGCGACGTGGTGAACCTGTTTCGCATTCTTCAGCGGCACTATCCGCAATTCATGGACACGCTGCGTTTCCAGATTACCAGTCGCCAAGAGTTTGAGCGCCTGAAGGCCAGCGATCCGTCCACGCTCACCGATCTGGAGCGCGCAGCGCGTTTCCTCTATCTCCAGCGCTTGACCTTTGGCGGCAAGGTCGCAAGTCGTTCATTTGGTGTGAACCGGGATAGCGGCTCACGTTTCAACCTGACCACACTCGCACCGCTTCTTCAGGACGTGCATGAGCGCCTTGCATCCGTGGTGATTGAAAACCTCGACTGGCAAGTGTTCCTTGATCGCTACGACCGGCCAGAAACGTTATTCTATCTCGATCCGCCTTATTGGGGGACAGAGGACTATTACGGAAAGGCGATGTTCAGCCGCGACCAGTATGAAGTGATGGCCGAGCGTCTGGCGCGCATCAAGGGGCAGTTCATCCTGTCGATCAACGATGTGCCAGAGATTCGCACGATCTTCTCTGCATTCGACATCGAGGACGTGGCGCTGACCTATTCGGTTTCGGGAGGGAAGGGAAAATCAGTGAAGGAAGTGATTATCAGCAGCGGCTCTTAA